TAAAGTCTTAGCTGAGTGTATGGTAAACTTCTGGTACTTCGTGCGTGAAGTTGTACGTGTACCAGCTCAAGGTGGTAGTGGTACTGGTTCATACTATACGTTAACACGTGGTGGTATGGCACTATTCTTCTGTACTATCTATAATTACAATATCTTCCTAGACTTACCTCGTCAGCAAGGTAAAACATTGTCTGCATCTATATGGTATCTATGGGCATTTAACTTTGCTACATCTAACTCAACGTTTGCATTTATGCATAAGTCTTTGGACGGTTCTAAAAAGAACTTATTAGGTCTTAAAGACTTACGTGATTGCTTACCATCTTACTTACAAATGACAGAATCATTTACAGTTGGTGATAAGAAGACTAAAGCACAAAACTCTGTAATGACTTTGTCTCATAGTATTAACCGTAACCGTATTATCACTGTAGCATCTGCTCGTACTCGTGTAGCTGCACAGTCTTTACTACGTGGTATGTCTGTACCATTATGGTGGGCTGACGAATGGGCATTCGCACCATATAATGAAGACATCTATCTTAATGCTATCCCTGCATGGAAACGTGCAGCGATGAACTCTGAAGCCAATGGCGCACCATTCGGTATACTATTCACTACTACACCAGGGTTCTTGACAGATGAAATGGGTAGATATGCTAATAATATGCGTGAAGATGCTACACCATTTAGTGAAAACTGGTATGACTTAACTAAAGCACAGATTGATGAAATCAAAGCTGCTAATATGAGAAGTAGTTTCGTCTATATCAGATTCACATATCAACAATTGGGTCGTTCCGAAGAATGGTTTAAACAAATCTGTATCGACATGCAGAATAAATGGGAAGCCATTCGTCGAGAAGTTTTGTTGGAATGGGCAGATTTCTCTGAGAACTCTCCATTTACGCAAGATGAACTAGAAACTGTAGATAGACTTACTATAGATCCTATAGCTACTATACCATTAAACAATAATAAGTTTACTTTGAATATGTATGGTAAGCTTGAATACAAATCTAATGGTGAACCTGTAGATCCACCTATCATCGGTGTCGACGTTTCTGGTGGATATAAACGAGATAGTTCTGCTATTACTGTAATCGATTCTAAGACAACTAAAGTTATAGCTATCTTAAAGTGTAACTATATCAGTCAGAAAGACTTAGCTAAGTGTGTATACGAAATAGTTACTAAGTATATGCCTAATGCTGTAGTCAATGTCGAACTTAATGGTGGTTTTGGTGCAGCTGTAGTATCTATGCTCATGAAAACTAAGATTAAGAAGAATCTTTACTATGAATTTAAAGAACGTATCTTAGAAGAAGTCAACGAAGGACCAGGTAAAGTTAAACGTACTAAGAAATTAGTAAAAGTATATGGTTTGAACTCTAGTAAATCTGTACGTGAGCTCTTGATTCAAATTCTAAGAGAACGTATGGACAATCATAAAGATAAGTTCATATCTAAGATTCTATACCAAGAGTTCCGTGGTCTTGAGGTCAAACGTAATGGTAAAGTCGACCACTCTGCGACTACACATGATGATGCGACATTCTCCTATTTGATGGCATTGTATGTATGGTATGAGGGTAAAGATCTTAAAGAACGTTTCGGTATCAATAAGAGTACCATTATGACAGACTCTGCTACTGAGGAAGAAGTATTCAGTCCAGAAGCAGAAGAGCTAATGGATATCACTGAAGATATCGTTAAAGTTCAAAAGGATATGCTCAATACTGATACAACTAAGAAAGATAGTACTGAGCTTGTCAATGAGATGCGTAAGAGTCTTGGTATTACATTTGATGAATGGGATAAGCGACGTGAAGCTGAAGATGAGAAAGAACTCAAGGAAGCTATGAAGAATCCAGTATTCTTACAAGCTTATGCTACTAAGTATAATATGACTAAAGACCAAGTTGATCTATATCGTGATGAGACTACGTCTACACTACCATCATCTGCATATAGTATGCTACCTGATGAGGAATATAGTGTACTTCAAGGTAACTTAGCTAATAGATATAAGAATCTATAATGTATTTCCACAGTAGGGTACTTCCTTACTGTGGAATAATTTTTAAATAGTACATAAACAGAGCAGTAAAATTAATTAAACCCTATCAAGGAGGAGAAAGCGATGTTTGGTATCCATCAAAATGAATATGATATTGCATCTGAACGGGAGTTAGCTGAGATTCTATCCGTATTCAATTCTGATTATATCTTCGATGTAGTCAATTCTAATATTGAAAGACGCTATGAGTGTCATATAAGCCCTATGCCTAATATCCCTAACGTATTCAAATACAATTTCGAGAATATGTATATTAAGTTCCCTATGGACAAAGAGAATACTAAGGCTAGAGAGCAAGAAATCTATAACGCTATTATTGACCAAGTATGTAAAGCAACTAATCTTACATTCCAACCAGCTATTGACGGGTTGGATGCTTATTTCGCTGCTAACTGTATTTATGACTTAATCGTAGCAAGATTCAGTGATCATATGGTTACTGCTATTACTAAGCTTATCATCAACGAAGCTAATAATATTTGTGATGCTTTAAATATAGATGAGCTTAAAAAGAATAAAGATGCTAGCACTATTTACAATAGAATGAATCATAAGAACGATAAACTTGTGGTAATCCTATCCAATATGGAACTAGTTCTTAAATATATCGCTGGTTTAACTATTACATTTGATCAGTTTGTAAACTTAGCATACGATGCACCTATCAGTGACGTTATTAATAGTAACTTCAGTGATAATGGTACTATCTTTAGAGATGCTATGGAAGCAATCTTATCTAGTAATCAACTATTACCAGACTATATCACTAATATTAGATTAAATCTTCAAGGAGTAGAATTATAATGGAAGAAAATAAAGTAGTAGACATCAATGAGGTTACTGTAGTTACTGAGAATGAACCAGAAACTGAGATTCTTACACCAGAAGAACCAGTAGCTGAAACTACAGCACAACCGGAAGAGAAATCTCAAGATGATATCTTGAAAGAGGTTGAAGATGAAATCGATGCTTTAGAACTTGATAAGAAAGATATCAAAGCTGTAGATGCAGATTTCACACAAATCAAAGTAGAAGGTTTTGAAGATGCTCCTGTAGAAGCTATTGCTAAAGCCGCTACTGTATATGATAAACTTCAAGTACCTGAAGGTCAAGAAGAACCTAAGTTAAATCTTATCGTAGAACTAGGTGATCAATCTGTATACTTCTTGAATAAAGCTAAAGAACAAGAAGTTCCACAAGACATGCTAACCTCTTGGTTATATGGTACTGTAGTAGACTTTGGTCAAGCTTGTACAGTACAAGCATTTACTGCTATTAATGAAAAGATCGAAAAGATCACTAATAAAATCAATGAATCTGGCTTAGCTAATACAGCCGCTACAGATTCTTACACTAGTCTTGTACAACGTTTCCAAGATGGTATTGAAAAAGCAGAAGATCCTGAAATCAAAGCTCAAATGGAACACCGTCTAGCTTGTTTACAAGACTCTGAAAAAGCAGAATACATTATCAACTACTATAAGAACAATCATTCTGCTTTGAACCCTACAAAGCTATTGAAAAACTGTAAGCATAATCACGATACAATCACAAGAATGCTGAATAAAATCGGCATCAGTAAGCTTGATTCTGGTGTAGTATTTACTGCTGCACAAGAATTAGGTTTACCATTGTATCCTATCTATGCGGTGGAACATGCACTAGCTAAAATCAATATCAGTGATAAGGGTAATGTCTTATTCTTATTCTACTTCCTATTAAACCTAGCTAATGCTATTTCTGCCCGTAAAGCTAATAAGGAGACAGATTTCACGAAACAAATAATTAATAATTTCGTGTCTCTTATCACTTACTTAGACCAAGCGATGAACGAGTACATTAAAGAAAAAGAAGCTAATCGTCTTAATCGCTTGCAATCTACAGGTAAGACTAAGAAACGCAAATAATTATTATTTACTATAAGGAGGCTTTAATGGCAGACTATTTTAAAAATGGTCCTAAGTTCCTAGAAGTCGATCCTACAAGAGATATGCCTTTTGTAAAAGTATATGATGCTGAGTATACCCGAGGATACCAATGTCCTCGGGTTGAACTCATTGATGTAACACATGAGATCAAACAAGCACTGCTTGTTCGATTTCAATATGCAACACCTGAGCATTGCTATGCTTGCTATCTTGAGGCAGGGTCTCCGACTTTATGGGATATAGACTATGTGAAAGATGGCAGATTGGTTAAATTAAGTGGCCGTGTTAAAGGTTTTGAATTCTTAAGACATAATTCACGTGCACCATTTACTTATAACCTAAACAAAATGGACATGGAAGATCCAACTGTAGTAATTCAGTTCGATTGCTCTATGGACTATGATTCCAGAGTTGTATCTATTGATATTACCAAACTTCGTAGATTACAATTCTCTAAAGCGAACTATGATTTCTTAAATGATGGTGTAGCTATCAAAGTACCTAATGATGCTTACAACTTCATGGATCGTAAGTTCCCTATTATTAATAAAGAGCTAGACTTATTGCCTCGTCCTTTGGATACTAAGAATACTATTGTAGCTGACAATATGTTTGCATTATGCTATGAATTAGCTGATGCTGGTACATTAGATGCTACCAACCTAGTATCTGCGAACTCAATGTTTAGAGAATGCCGTAAACTTGCTAGTGTTAAATTGGAAAACATCGGTAAGCTCACTTCGGCGAATGATATGTTTTATAATGCTAAAAGCCTTACATCTGTAGATCTAAGTGGATCTACAGATCTTCGTTTTGCCGATGGTATTTTCTATCAATGTGAGAAACTTGAGTCTGTTAAATTGGACGTAACTAAATTAGAGACAGCAGATGTAACGTTTGCTGGATGTAATGCACTTAAAGATATTGAATTGACACCAGCTAAAGGTCTTAAAACAGATCTTTGGTTGAGAGATTCTGATAAGATTACAGATAAGTCTGTAGCTAATATCATCAATGCATTATCCCCTGACGTTAAGGATAAGCATATTACTTTCCCTAAGAATACTGACTGTCCTAAAGAAGTTGCTAAACTAGCTAATGATTTGATTACTAAAGGTAATTGGGTTCTTGAAGGACTTGTATTACCACCTAAAGAAGTTTGGGTTATAGAAACTATTGAGAAAGAAGAGGAAGACAAAGTGATTGTTAAAAAAGATGGCGTATTAGACCAAGTCGAAACAAAAGATGACATTGTAACTAATAAACCTGAAGATAAAAAAGAAAATGCAACCCCTAATCAACCTGGTACAGGTGAAACTACGCCTACTGTAACTCCAGGAAAAGAAGAAACTACACCTACTGAGGGGCATACTACTGGTGGCACTACTGAAACTCCTGTAGCACCGGTTACACCAGCAGTTCCTACTACAGGCGAAGAAACTCATACAGAAACACCAGTTACTCCAGTTGCTCCTACTACAGGTGAAGAAACTGGTACTGTAGTTGATGATACTAAC